TCTGAAGCTGGAACACGGGCTTGTCACCGTCGTAGGCAACGGGTAGCCCAAGCGGCATTTGCATCGTGCATACCCAACGTTCTTTCAGCATAACGTCGAACTTCAACGTTGCGGGCTTGTGGCAGGTGGGGGGGGTAGTTTCGCGCTGCCTGCTGCTGTACCGCGTTTTATATCCTTGTCTGTAATACATATCGCTTGCTGATGTTTTAACGCGGACAGCGCACGCAAAACGCCCGCTGCCCGCTGCTGTTGTCTTACACGTAAAGCTCGTATTCCTGCATGAACTGATTCATGCGCTGCACCTGCGGCAGTATCATGTTCTGGTCAACTATCGTAGGCTTGTACAGCTCTGTTGCGCTGTTGTAGAAATCCCAGGCAGTAATCATTCCCTGCTCCTTCTGCTTCAACAGCAGCAGCTCCGTGAACTTGTTAATCTGCATTCCATTCAGCGGATAGACACCGTTCTGCTGGTTGCGGATTTTCTTGTTCTCCGTGTCGTAAGTAACACGCAGCGTAACAAGGATGCCCAGCACTGTGTAAATCTGCTCTGCCGTCAGCACGCTGTGCTTCATGCGCTCGATTGTTTCCTGCTCCGTGATGAAGATGTGCTCCGCGCTTGTCAGCCAGCCGCCAATCGTTTGCATAATGCCTTCAAGATTCGTCTTTTCCTTGCTGCCCTTGGCGTAGCGGAAAGCACCCGTTGAGTAGTCGCTGACGAACTGTCCGCTGCCCATGATGTTCTGATTGTGGCACACCTTAACCATGCTGCCGAAGCCCACCTGTATGCCTTTCTGCGTGTAGCTGATAGCAAGGTTTGTTGTCAGCTCGGGCGTGTCGAAGTTCTTAAGTCGCACGTTGGCGTACACCCTGCGAAGCGCGTGTGCTTCAATAGCACGCTCGCCGTACTTTGCTTCCAGCTCGGGGAACAGTGAGACACCGTTTGCCTGCTTGTCCCGGTTGTTCGTTGCAAACAAGTCGTACACCTCTGCATCGTAGCCGTGCTGTGCTGCTAAGTCAAGCACCTGCTGGATAAGCTCAAAGTGGTAGATGCCGTGCGGCTTGCTGCGATCGTCACCGCGATTCTCGATGTTGGTACGCTTAAGCTGTTCCAACGTCAACGTCTGCACCTTTGCTTTCTCGAAGTCAAAGAACTGGTTTTCGTTGCGTACTTCCTGTACTGCTGCTACGGGTGCAGCTTCCATTACCTGCGGCTGTGCGCCAAATGTGTTACTGATTTTCATTGTCGTTACGATTTTAATTGTTATACACTAAGTTGTTACTGAAATGTTGTTACTGTTGTCTGTAGGCTTCTGCCAGCAGCTCGTACTTGTCTGCGTAGCTTGTTACGATGAACTCCTGTCTTACCGTTGTGTACTGCGGCAGCACTTCCTTTTTGTAGTACAGCCACTTGGGCATGATGCAGTCCACTTTGTTGCTGTCGCTACGGCTTTCCTCAATCTCAATCTTGGAAAGCGGCACCCACTCCTTTACTGTGCTGCTTTCCTGCTCGTCGCTGACAAGTGCAAGCAGCACTGCCTTGTCCGTGCGTGTCTCAACTTGCGCCTTGTCAAGCTGGAACAAAACCATCGTTGTCGTTACTTCCATATCGTCGTACTGTTTTAGTGTAATTACCCTTGTATTGCGTAGGCTATCCAAAGCCAAAAGTACATGATTGCAAACATTGCTATCACGCTGGCGAAGCCGCCTATGAACTCCTTGCGCTCGTGCTTGTCGCGCATAATTTCCTTGAAGTCGTTGTAAATCTGCTTGTACATAGTTGTATCTGTTGTGCAGGGCAGGCGTGCCCGCCCTGCGGGTTAGTGTTATGCTGCTTTTAAGTATTTCTTAAGCTCGTAGATTACCGTACCCAGCTGCTTGTAGTCTCTTACTTCGTGTCCGAAGAACGGCTCTATATGCAGCTCGCTAAGTTCAATGCCTGCACTTTGTACAAGCTGCTTCTGCTTGTCGGTCAGCACGTCGTCGGCACGCTTGCAGCATGTTTCCCAATCAGCGCCGTCGTAGCGTTCAACAATGCGCCAAAGGCTCTCGCGCCTTGACTGCTCCGCTGCCTGCTGCTTCGCTTCTTCCTTTGAGCGTGCTACGCGCTCCTTGTTCATCAGCACCCACAAGCGGCAAAACTCATCCTTGTCAACGTCGCTTGCCATGTACACAGCTTCAATGTGCGCGTATTCCTCTGCGCTTACGTGTACCTTTGTTCTCGTTGTAAATTCGCTCTGTAACATTGTCGTTTCTTTTTAAGTTGTTAAACTGTTGTTTGTCGTTTACAAGGGCAAAGTTATTAAGTTTTTTGCAATAAACCTAATAATCACTATAAAAAAGTAAGCGTTTTTAATTTGTTTAACCCAAATACTAAGCAAAACTATATTTTGTTTACATTTGTTTCCACTTTTGAGCTGCAAATGCGGCACAAAAGCAGAGCGTTTTGTAAGCGGAACTAAGTGTTAAAGAATCGGGCGTTTTGCGTTAAATGGTTTTGCGAAACGTTAAATTTCGCGTTTACTTCTCTTTTAGTTGTTGATTTACAGGCAGTTACAATTAAGCCCCATGCAAGGTCTTAAGGATAAGGATATATATAAATATATTATTATTTAATTATAATACGTTGATAATAAATTACTTAGGATAGTGCGCGTATGCGTGCGTATATGCGCGTATAGACACAAACAAAACTACAGCTGTAAATACAAAAAAGTCGCCGATGCCTAAAAATCGCTGCCAAACACGTAACTTTGCAGCTGCTTATGAGCTGGAAAAAGTGGATAATACAAAGGCGTAACGAGTTGCTGGCGAACAGCAGCGACGCGGAAAAGGCAGCTTTCGCACTGTTGCAGAAGCTGGGTTATGACGTTGTGCGGCAGTACCCCATACAGACGGGAAAGCGCACGTACTTTGCAGACCTCTACATTCCCTCGCGTCGCTGCATCGTGGAAATAGACGGTGGCTACCACAACACACGTCAGCAGCACAGAAAGGACACAAACAGAAGTCAGGGCTTGTGGCGGCTGGGGCTGCATGTGTTGCGCTTAAGCAACCATGACGCACGCTCCGCTACTGCTATCAAAGCAAAATTAAAGCTCCTACAGCGTTAAAAGGACTTCACCCGAACAACTTACTGCTTCCAGCGTAAAACGCTCCCAAAACGACGGCAAACGACGTTTTGCGCTGTTTTTTCGTGCTGTTTACACAAACAGCGTGCCATTGTTTACACGCGAGCCTATACAAAACTAATAATACATCTTACTTTTGCTTAACTTTGCTGCGACAAATTCATTTTCAAACTAAAAAATCGTAGCATTATGACAATTAAAGAACGGGCGCTTGCTGCCGTCAAGACTGCTTACGCGAAGTATGGCTTGAAAGCAGAGGAACTCGACAAGATTGCAAACAACATTGCTGGCGGTCTCACAGACGAGACAACTGACGATGTGCTGAACGCTGCCGTTAAAGCAGCAGAGTTTTACGCTGAAATGATGCAGTCAGTAGGGAATAGAAAACAAGGTGAAATCGAAAAGAAGTACGAGGGATGGATTGACCCGAAGGCAACGCCTACGCCGACGCCCACACCTACGCCAACTCCAACGCCTACACCAACGCCTGCGCCCTCACCGACACCTGCACCCACTCCAGCACCAACCCCGACACCTGCCCCTGCGCCGCTTACTGCGGAACAGATTGCGCAGATGATTAAGGATGGCATCGCACAAGGACTTGCACCGCTGACGCAACAGCGCGAGACGGAACGCCTTGCAGGACTGCTTGCCAACAGCGCAGACCTTAAGGACGTACCCGCGAGCTTCCGAAACAAGTACGTGCTTGACAAGGAGGAAAACCTTGCACAGCTTGTACAGACTATCAAGACGGACTACACTGCCCTTAAGCAGGAAATGTTCAAGACTGGTACTATCGTGGAAGCTCCACAGCCTGCAACGCCTGCAAGCGAGAACCAGGCTATGATTGATATGTTCAAGAAAGTGAACGAGGTGGAAGCACCCGCTGCTCCTGCCGCAAAGTAACAAAGTAGAACCAAAGTAAAGTAAGCAACTATGGAAATAGGAACTAAGACATTTGACAGCCAGCAGGGCGCTATGTGGGACGTTAAGTCTTGCGTCCGCAGCATTGCAGGTCTTAACTTCGACAAGACCTGCCTGCCCGACGGTGTGGAGTTTCTGCCCAAGGGCGTTGTGCTTGCTTCCAAGCTGACTGCCGCCGGCTACGTTGCCGTGCTGGTAAAGACCGTCACTGTTGCCGCAAACGCTGCAAAGGACGCTACCACGCTCAACGTCGCTAAGGGTCATGCCCTTAAGGTCGGCGACAAGATTGCAGGCAGCACCATTTCCGCTATCGACACGTCCAACGCGGAATATGACGTACTCACTATCACGGCTCTCGGTAAGGCTGTGACAAAGGACACTGTGCTCAACGACGACAACGTAGACAACATTCTCGGCTTCAACTATGCCCGTACCAAGATGGATGCGTACCCAAGCGTTACGTACACCGTGCAGGCATACGAGATTGACGAAAGCACGCTGCCGTTCCCGATTAACGACACTATCAAGGAGAAGCTGACTTCGCGCCACCACTTCGCGCTGAACTACGCCACCCACTCCTAACAGTGTGCAGTTCTAAACTCTAAAACGCAAAACAGTTATGACAATAATTGAGAAACTGACTGAACAGGAGGTATTTGATGCCTTCATTCAGGAAAACATGAAGACCTCAACGTACCAGTCTGTAGCAAAGCCCGAGCTTGACGTGGAGTATTGCGCCAGCAAGGCTTATGCAGCTTACGTTGCAGAGTATGCCGCTGCAATGGCTGGCTCGGTTGTTGACAAGAATGCCAACAAGCCGTTGCACGTTATGCCGGAGGCAAGCTACCTCTACGGTAAGATTGTCCGCATGGCTGACGAGTGGCAGATGGACAACGAGCGTCTCGACCAGTACTTCCTCATGGAACGCCGCTACCGCGACAAGCAGGCTAACTACACGCCCGAGCAGCGCGTAGCCGAGTACCGCAAGATCGTGAAGTTCCTCTTTGACCCCTACGAGAAGGCTGTCATTGCTCCTTGGAAGCGTATTGACATCAGCTACTTCGAGGGTCTGTTCAACGGCATGCAGGACGTTACGCTGGATAATAACAGCAAGTCGGGTGTCCGTTACGCCCTTGACCTCGGCATCAAGCGTTTCTACGCTAAGACTGCCGCATGGGGACAGGCAAACGCTACTCCTATCGCCGACATAGAGCAGGTTTGCGAGTATGCCGAGACTATCGGCAAGCCCATCCTGCGCATCCGTATGTCGCGTGCTACCTACGTGAAGATGTGCAAGGCTTCGGAAATCCAGACGAAGTTTGTGCTGAAGCTGTCAAAGGCTGACGTGAACCCTGCACAGCCGAGCATCGTTCCCCTCAACACGCTCAACGAGTACCTGGAGAGCATCGAGCTGCCCGCTATCGAGATTGAGAAGCCCAAGTTTGTGCTGCTGCCTAACAACACCAGCATGAACATGATTCCCGCCGACCGCGTGTGCTTCATGTTCGCGCCCAAGGTTGCTGTCCTTAAGGTCAGTGAGGGCGTGGAGACCATCGACCGCCTGCCCAACAAGCAGTACAGTACCTACGAGGACAACCTCGTCGGTAACTACCGTACTTCCGAGGGCCGTTTCGTTGACTACGAAATGTGGGCTACTCCCGTATTCACGGGCAAGAAGGACTACGCTATTCTTGACACGAGCAGGACTTCGGCGTAGTGGAACGTAATGCAGCAAGCTAAGACAGTATGACAATACGTGAAGCAATAGCAGCAAGCATAGAGCCTTATTCGCTGTCCGACGAGGCAGTGGATAAGGCTGCTATGGATGCCTTTTACCGCTTTGGCGGCGAAGAAAGCGTTGACACGTCAACGGACTATTCGCCGACGATGAAGAAGCCGTGCGGCTTTGCTGCTATGCTGCTGCTTCGTCAAGTTATCACGCTGCAAGCAGAAAACATTGGCGGCATTTCCAACACGTACAAAAAGGACGTGGAGGACTTGATAAAGGGCATTGCCAAGGACATTGGCGTGAACCCCGACCTTGTGCTTGACGGCGACGGTGACAACGTTGTTACGTACTGTTCCGTGTGGTAATATTCGCAGTGTAAAGCATATCGTATGAAGTTTGACGACAAGCTGTTTGTGCAGCAAGTGACAGAGGGCGGTTATGACGAGGACTTAAACCCTATTGAGCCAACGACTGAATGGGTTGAGTTCGGCAAGTGCATTATCCTACCCAACACGCGGGCTGTGAAAACAACGCTTGCAGACGGGAGCGAGTATGTATATCAGTACGAAATAGTAGCCACATTAAAGAAGCAGCACTACCGCGACGCGCTCATTCCGAAAGAGGGGCAGCAGGTGCGCTTCGTGAAAAAGGACGGTACGATTGACAAGGAAGCAACAGTGCAGGGCTTTCTCACGCTTAAGCAGCGGTACTTAAAAATCTGGATATAGCTATGTCGTTAGTACAGTTACGTCTCAATGGGCTTGCAGCTTTGCAGCAACGCTTGAAACAGGCACGTGACGAGCTGATAGACGAGCTGACGGACATCTTAAAGAAGCTGGGCGAGGATGCGGCAACGCACGCAAAGCTTCACAAAGGATATAAAGACCGCACGGCAAACCTAAAGAACAGTATCAGCTATGCGCTGTACTTCGACGGCGAGCCGATTGTCAAGGCAGTGGGAAAGGTGCAAGCGGACGCACAGCAGAGCGTCAATGAACGCTTTGAAGCGTATGCGAGCAAGCACGTACAGCCCAAGGGCTTCACGATAATTGTCGTTGCAGGAATGTCTTATGCACAGCACGTAGAACACAAGGGCTACAATGTGCTGTACTTGACACGCGATTTCCTGCAAAACGAGCTGAAACAGATTGTGCTGGAAACAATAGAGGACTTAAAGACACGTGACGTATGACAGGACTACAAGCAGTGACAGCAGTCGCAAAGTACATCAACGCTGCAACCCCGTCTGTCTTTGGCAGCAAAGCGGGTAAGGTGTTCAAGTACGAAAAGGAAAAGGGCTACAGCGGCGAGTATATTGCCGTAAACAACCTGCCTTTCATCCACCGCGACGCAGTGCAGGTATGCACCGTAAACGTCAACGTCCACGTCCCCAAACAGCCCAAGACGGAACAGCCCGATACTAAGCGGCTGGAGCAGATAGTAGCGGCAGTCGTTGCGTTGTTCGACACAGCAGACGGAGCTTTCATAGACGGTGCTTACTACAAGTACTTTTCCGATTCCCGTCCCGTGCTTGACAACGACGATACCTACTACTGCAACGTCGAGCTTGACTGCACCTTTAACAACTTGAAAAGAGTAACAGAAACAACTTAAAGAAAGGACTGAAATATGAAAGATGGAGTTTACGGCATTGAGAGCGTAAAGCTCGCCGACCCCGTTGTAGGTGGTTTCCCTACTGCTTTCAGCGGCTTCGCCTTTAAGGCTATCGTGAAGGACAGCTTGCAGTTCAACGATCAGGCTGCTGGCACTACCGACATCGAGATTGAGGACAGCGACGACCCGTATGCAGTGCTGGAAAGCAGTGCCGCACAGAAGGGCTTCACGCTGCAAATCTACGACTTGTCCGAAGCTGCCTACGCTGCACTGCTTGGCTACACCAAGGCTACGGGCGAGAAGTGGAACGTCGAGCCTGCCACCAAGCAGACGCTTGAAAAGGCTGTGCAGATTGTCACCAAGGACTTTGGCGACTTCCCGAGCAAGACATTCGAGTGGGCGCGTATGCGCATTGACGTGACCAAGGCTGGCACTATCGGTAAGAGCGGATTTCCCAACCTTACCGCAACGTTCCGCCAGTTGGTACACACTGACGCAAACGGCAACGCCGTGGGCGGCGCACGCTGGGCTAAGACCGCAGACCTTACCA